GGTTCTTGTCAACTATTAAAGTTGAAAGGGGGTCCTGTATGGTACTATCTGTAACAGATAACCTTGTCAAGCCGTCTCTGAAGGCCATTCGGTACGCCAATGGTTCTACGTGCGCGGGTATACTGAAAGGAATCAATCAACCGATTTCCCGTGAAGATTATCCAACAGTACGTTGCGTCGGCAAGTATCACTCTATTGAGTCGGTACGAACTGGCAAATTTTCAAGAGGCGTATTCAAGGTGAATCCTGTTACTATCTGTACAGGGCGCGGAACTATTCTTATCCAAGGACGCTTTATTGGCGTTCTAGGTACTGGATACTATAATACTGGATGGGAAGGTCATGTTAATAATAATGAGACCGTTTCAAACATTTATGGTATCTGGAGCCCTACACTTGCAGATAGCTCGGCAGCTAAAGCTTTTGCTAAGCTAAATGATGTGGATGTAGAGGTTGGAGTAATACTCGGAGAGCTACGCGAAACATTGCATATGCTTTCTAATCCTTTTGAGGCACTTTCTAAATTCTTTCGCAGTCGTGATGTTTTAAGACGGCGAAGGAAAGAGATCGGAGTCCCACACCTTTCGAAGGATATATGGCTGCAATATCGTTATGGTCTCAGACCATTATTAAAAGATATTTCAGACGCAATAAACTTCGTACAAAAGAAGGTTGATAAGGATTTCAACAGGCTCAGAAGTGTGAGAGCAGGATGTAGCTATGAAACTAATAGCGCATCGATATCTGCTAATCATACAACTGGGTACTGGCTCTGGAATGTGCTGAGGAGTACTAATACTAAAACGACAAGTAACACTATCGTTTATTACAAGCTTGACTATGCAGCATCAAAGGCAGTTACATTGGGTCTTCACCCTTTGCAATTCCCTGAAGTAGCATGGGAGCTTGTGCGGTACTCCTTCGTAGTTGATTGGTTCTTAAATGTAGGTCGTTGGTTACGGTCATTGCGACCACTGATTGGTATGACGTATATTGGTAGCTGTACATCGCAAAAGATAACAATTGATGCGACTTCAGAAACCTTTAGAATTACCTACAATGGTAATCCGCCATGCCCCGGTACAGTCGGCGAAAAGTATCGCTGGACGAGTAATACATTGATCCGCAAAGTTGGGACCACCCCGTCGTTACTTCCGACGGTTAACCCGAGGGCTTTAAGTTTTACTCAAGCTCTCGATTCTCTCGCCCTAATATGGAGCGGGTTCAAAATAAAGAGGAGTTAAAGACATGTCTTTAACAAATGCAGTAGTCAAAGCTGGTGCAACTAGCTTGACAGTAGTAGGCGGGGCTGACGAAACATTCACCCCTGATGGAGTCACAGTTGCTAACGGTCTGCATATTGCGGACGCTGCGCAGGCTGATTTTCGTATTCGCAAGAATATGTCGATCAAAAACCGTGTTCCCACCCTTCAGACTGATGGTACCTATACCAAGGATAAGAAGTCTATAACTATTGTAGCTCCAAAACTCCTTGCGTCAGGTGCAACAGCATTTAACCTTGTTCGGGTTGAACGCGAAGTGCATCCTGAATCAACCGCGGCCGAAGCCTTTGAGCTTAATATGCTCTTAGGTCAGGCCCTTTCTGATGCGGATTTTACCGCCTTTTGGACGTCCGGAAGCTTACTGTAGTAAAACTTCTACTATTGGTGATTACCATGGTACAGATGAAGTATGACACTGATGTAGTCATGAGAAAACTTTGGCTACATCTTTTAAGGGATTTCCGAACCTCATTTGGCCTTGAATACGCTACTCGTCCAGCTAAATACTTGCTGGATGGTGGCATTAAAGCTTTTCGCGCGTACAAATGGCCAGCGCGGAGTACTGTTAGTCCCTACCTATATAAGGCGGATTATCAGCTCGAGAGCTTATTCAAGAGGTATCGATTTAAAGAAGATGTTTACAGTGACGAACAGCTAACTGAAATGGCTTTGGAGAAATTCATTGCTAATCAAGAACGCATCGCCACACCTTTTAAACGCACGTTGTTGGTTGACATGTGGTTGAAAAAGGCTCGCACTATTGCTACCAAGATACTTGGTGAATATAGCTTGGAGGAACATTACGATTTATGTCGATTCGGTAAACGGGCCTGTGTGGGTACAACTTACTCTAATTCTTATTTAGATATTAAATTAGATAAGAAACTCACCGGTTCAACAGAACACATATCCTGGTTTAGCAAATACCAGACTACAGACTCAATCCTGAGCTGTTTGTTAGAGCAGAGTCGTGCCAAACGTGGCGGACCACTCTTTGATGTGTGTGACACCTTAAACCTGGCTCTAGTTCCTAAGAGTTACAAGTCTTTTCGCTCAATATTAGCAAATACCCTTCTTGGGTCATTTGTTACATTGGGGCTGGGTAAAGTTATCCAGTCTAGACTTGCTGATAAGGGTCTTGACATTCGCCACCTCCAAAAGAGGCATGGTGATCTTGCCAGGACTAGCTCTCTAACTCGTCAAAACGCAACAGCAGATCTTTCAGCTGCTAGCGACTCGATTAGCAGAGAGTTGTTGAGGATGATTCTACCAACCAAATGGTACCATGCTTGTACTGATGGTGCTATTCCTTATGTTAATATTAAGGGTAAGATCTATCGGATGTCTTCGATAGTGACTATGGGAATGGGTCATACTTTTCCGCTTCAGACTCTTGTATTCTATTGCCTCATAAAGGCTATAGGAGAATTGAAAGGTGAATCTTCTACGTTTGTTTCTGTATACGGGGATGATTTAATATACCCCAGGCGATTACATCGCTATGTGAGGACCTTATTTCCTATGGTCCACTTACATTTAAACGGAGATAAAACGTATGTTGAAGATTACTTTCGGGAAAGCTGTGGTAGTGACTTTTACCATGGCGTTGATGTACGCCCTTTTTGTTTTCAGGGTGGACATCAGCTTGTCGATCGAAAACGTTATGCTGTCTTTCTCTACAAGCTACTCAATGGACTTACGCGAAGGTGGGAAAAGGTAGAGATACCTTTTGCGATTGATTACATTCTTTCTGAGATTATACTTACTCAGGAGTCTGTGCTTCAAGTACCACCGTCTTTTCCAGATGGGTCAGGCTACAAGGTAGAACGCCCGAAGACTGAAAAGTTTTTCGCGCCTGTTGCGTATGCAACATCTACTCAGACATTGGTGTTTAAATACCTCCATGTTTGCCCGAATACTCGGGTTGTTAGTTTCCTGTATCCCTATTACTGGGAACGACTCCGTGTATCACACAATATGATATCGGAAACTCAGGAACGTTGGGACGTGCCGGCTGATGAACCTTGTATAAGGTGGATTAGAACAAAACATCCACCACACAATTATCGGTCTGATTTAACAGGCCGAAGGTTACGTCATCTGTCGCCCGTAGTAAGCAGCAAGAACGCCAGTAAACTGGCATGCCAGACAGGTTCAGTCGCCGACTGGATCTAGGGTTCAAATTCTTTGAATTCGAA